TATCTATTAGCCATGAGGACTGTTCGAAGAACTCCGTCCTCATGGTGTAGATAGATTCGCCTTGAGTTCTATCCCAATTCGAGAGTGTAGGTTTTTCCTCTCGAACTATTACCTCACTTGAAATCCAGTCATGAGCCGAAGGCTCATCTTGGATTACACTGAGTTCAGGAAGTGATTCTGTTATTGCACCATACTCAGCCATTTGATAGGCGATGACTGCATCTCGAGCCTCTTTGGCTTCGAGGCAGTCTGAGCATAGTTCATTCAGTTGTTGACAATGGAAGCATTCGTTCATTAGGGTAAGTTGGTTTTGAACTATGATTTCATTATTCATCATTATCTCCTTTGCTTATATATTTCAACAGCACACGCTGTCGGTAAACCGTGACATCCCGCTGTCACTCTTGCCCAGTCTGGCTTAGGCCAGACGAGCATGGGCGACAATTGCCGTTAGGCAATTTGACAGTGCGGTGTAGGGTTAAGCAGGCTGCGAGCAGCCGTTAAGCCGAGCCAGAGCGAGGTAGGCTGTGAGTATAGGCTCGAACAGAAACTGGCGATAGCCAGTGAGAGCCGTGGCCTGCGTCCGACTGTGTGTGGTGTTAGGTGAGCCGTATTGCGTGGAGGGGCTGTGCACCGTAACGCATGGAGGCGAACACCAATACTCTTAGCCGATTGCGATTCTGCGAATGCCAAAGGCATTCCAGTGCAGAATTGCAGATGAGGCTTAGAGCATGCACAAGGAACTGACATAGTAAGCAGTTCCGTTTTTGCTTTTAAGTCTTAAGGATTTTAGTTTAAACTGAGGCGCCCAGAATGTTTTTAAAGGCGCCGAAGTGAGTAATCTGTCAGGTGCCTACTGTAACAGTACAGCACGACAGTATATTAGACAGTTAGTGGGTCATTTATGACCCCAGACTGTTTAATATCGTCTGTTATACAGTCTAGTATCTACATAAAAGATTTTCCCGTACAAAGTATATCCCCCATACTAGTATCCTTTTGTCCTATTTTGTACTGGTTTTTTGGCTAATAAAAAAATACTTTAAATAAAAGTGTTCGTTTTAGGCTGTTGAACGGATTAAACAGTATAGAGACTGTTTCTATTTTTAACAGTAGCAAGTCCTTGGGGGACTTGCGTTACAGAATGTACTGAATGACTGTTACAACTAATGAAAACGGGACAGGACTATGAGTTTTGATAAAGGGGGTACTAACCCCAAATCCCTTGCTATGGCAGGAGCAAAGGCTAAAGTATTAGCCTTGGTGGCCGAAGGCCACTCTGTTCATAAGGCTATGGAAATCTGTGGCAAGAAACCAGACACCGTCAGAATCTGGATGCTCAGGGACAAAAAATTTGCAGCCGACCTAACAGAGGCTAAAGCCACCGCAAAGGATGCTTCTTTAGCAGCCCTAGGTATCCCAAAAGAGGAAATAGATTTTCCTCAGTTTTCTGAGATATTCTTAAATCAAAAATTATTTCCACACCACAAAGATTGGATTGACTTACTAGAGGATAGAGAGCCTTCATGGCTACACCCTAGTATGGTTTACGAAAAGGGTGACCCAGCCCGTCTATTGGTTAACGTGCCACCTGAGCACGCCAAGAGTACGGTAGTCACCGTAAACTACTCCACATACCGTATCGCTCTCAATCCAAATATCCGCATTATCGTGGTTTCTAAAACGCTGGTCAAGGCACGTGAATTCGTGTACGCTATCAAGCAGAGACTCTCCCATCCACGCTGGTTAAAGTTGCAAACAACTTTTGGCCCCGAAGGTGGTTGGAAAGAAGATTCAGACACTTGGCGAGTTGACACCGTTTACCTTGGGAGCGATGCTAGAAATTCTAGCGAGAAGGACCCCACCATCCAAGCACTTGGTATGGGTGGGCAGATTTATGGAGCACGTGCTGACCTCATCATTCTTGATGACTGTATTACAACAGCCAACGCCCATGAATGGGAAAAACAAATCAACTGGCTACAAAAAGAAGTTATTACCCGTCTGGGTAAAAATGGTAAGTTACTAATCGTAGGGACACGAATTGCATCGCAAGACTTCTACAAAGAACTCCGTGAGACCAAGCACTGGTCTGGTGGTAAAAGCCCTTTTACTTATATGGGCATGCCTGCTGTTTTGGAATATTCGGAAGACCCTAAAGACTGGAAGACGCTCTGGCCTAAATCGGATGTTCCTTGGGATGGGGATTCTGAAGAACCTGACAAAGAAGGACTCTTCCCGAAATGGGATGGCTTAGCATTAAAGAGAAGACGTAGCGAGGTAACACCCTCAACATGGGCCTTGGTATATCAGCAGGAGGATGTCGAAGAAGATTCCATCTTCCCACCCGCTTTGGTGCAAGGTAGTACCAACGGTCAACGTAGAAAAGGTCCATTGCGCCAAGGCGGCGTGGGACATCCGACTGCAGTTGAAGGTTACACAATTATTGGATTCGACCCAGCGATGGGAGACAAGGCTCATGCAGCCTTCGTAGTAATTACTTATAACAGAATAGATTCTAGAATATATGTTTTAGATTGTATTAACATGGGTGAACCGAACCCACAAAAGATTAGAAGTACGATAGAAGAACTTGTATTAAAATACAAGCCACAAGAATTTAGAGTAGAAATCAACGCCCACCAGAAGGCATACTCATTAGATGATGACCTGCGGCAATGGCTTGGTATGTATGGTGTAAGACTTGAATCTCATGTTACTAACAAAAATAAGTGGGACGCAGCATTTGGTGTAGCATCTATGTCTACCCTATTTGGAACCATACGAGAAGAAAAGTTCCAAAAGAATAATATGATTGAACTACCATCTACTACTGACTCTGAAGGACTTAAGTCCCTTACTCAGCAGTTGATAACTTGGAAACCTAATAGCAGAGGTAAGACTGACTGCGTTATGGCACTATGGTTTGCCGTGCTTAGGGCACGGGAGTTCATGCAGCAAACAAATCATTTACAAAAGTTTTCATCTAATAGATGGACAACTAGAGCACAGTCAGCCCAAAGATACACAATCAACCTAGATGAAGCCTTTTCAGAACAATGGGCCGAAACATACGGATAAGGATACAACATGGCAATTCCAATGATTGCAGCAGGTATAGCAGCAAGATTAGTAGCAAAGAAACTTGCATCAAGAGCCGCTGGCGGTATTGTAGGCGCAGGCGCTAAGAGTGTTAACCCTGTTTATAGAAATATTGGTTCAAGTGTAAAAGTTGTTCCAGGTAAAACTTCCTTAGCACCAAAACCTAAGCCTAGCGCTGGCCTTGAAAATCGTGGAGTAAGACCTACTAAAGCAGAACAAGGTGACCGTGCCCGTGGTCTTCAATGGGATAAAGCAGAGAAAGCATATGATTCAGATACTAAAGTCGCTGGTTATCGTGGCGGACCTGATGTTAAACCTCAAGGTGCTAAAGGAAAAAATCTTCGTCAACGTGAAATAATTGCAAAAGAAGCAAAGAAAAAACCACCAATTAAAATTAATAGCAACCCGATGCGGAGTAGATAATTGTTATCAGTATCTCAAATCTCTGCGAGAGTAGAGTCTTTACGTTCACGTTCAGTAGACCGAGACCGTAGACAACTAGATGTACTTGCTGTTCGTAAAGGACAGATATCACAAGTATACCCTGAGTTCTTTCCAGAGGGTGTAGATGCTAACGTAGTAGCAAACTTTATTGACATTGTTGCTCGTGACCTATCAGAGGTAATGGCTCCACTGCCAGCAGTAAATTGTTCTGCAGCCAATCAGGTATCAGATAGAGCAAGAGTCTTTGCTGATAAGCGAACACGTATTGCAACAAATTATTTTAGTAATTCAGATTTACAAGTACAGATGTATCAAGGTGCAGACCAATACATCACATTTGGTTTCGTCCCATTCATTGTTGAATTAGACGAAGAAGCAGGGCTACCACGTATCCGAATAGAAAGTCCGATTGGGGCTTACCCAGAGTTTGACCGCTACGGACGTTGTATTGCCTTTGCAAAGAAGTACTCACTTACACTTGCGGAACTGGTTGCACAGTATCCTGAGTTTGAGATTCAACTATTAGGCGCTGACCGTTATGAGCAGAACCTAGATGCACGTATTGACCTTATTCGTTATTACGATAAAGACCAATCAACCATCTTTATTCCATCACGGAATAACTTAGTTTTATCTCAAGTCAAAAACCCACTTGGTAAAATGCAAGTTGTGGTGGCAAAGCGTCCATCACTAGACGGTGAGATGCGTGGTCAATTTGATGACGTACTAGGTATCCAACTGCTTCGTAATAGGTTCGCATTACTTGCGATGGAAGCAGCAGAGAAATCAGTACAGGCACCAATTGTTGTACCAGGCGATGTTCAAGAACTACAGTTGGGTGGAGATGCAATCATCCGCACCAACTCACCAGCAGGTGTGCGCCGTGTAGATTTAAATATTCCAGCGGGTGCATTTACCGAGCAACAAGTATTACTTAATGAGTTGCGTACTGGAACACGTTATCCAGAGTCAAGAACTGGAAACATAGATGCATCAATAGTCACGGGACAAGGCGTTCAAGCGCTTATGGGTGGCTTTGATACACAGGTTAAATCAGCCCAAGCAATCTTTGCTTCTGCTCTTAAAGATGTTATCTCTGTATGTTTTGAGATGGACGAAAAATTATTTAACTTTACAAAAACAATTCGTGGTGTCGATGCTGGTTCTCCTTACTCACTTGAGTACACACCATCAAAGGATATTAAAGCCGATTACACAGCCGATGTTCGCTATGGCATGCTTGCTGGTCTTAACCCAGCGCAGGGACTTATTTTCATGCTACAAGCACTTGGCGGTAAATTAATTTCTAAAGATATGGCTATGCGTGAGTTACCATTTGGTATTAACGTAACCCAAGAACAAGAAAAGATTGAAGTGGAAGAAATGCGTAATGCATTAGTAGGTTCACTACAAGCATACACACAAGCAATTCCACAACTGGCAGCATCGGGTGGGGATGCATCTGATATCGTAAAGAAAATTGCACAAGTAATTAAAGCCCGTCAAAAGGGAGTATCAATTGAAGATGCGATTGAAGATATCTTTACCCCAGAATTACCTCCTGCTGGTACCGAACAAATGGTTGAGCAAACGTCCCCTGCTCCCGCAGGTCCAGTAGGAGGCTTACCTCCACAACAACCAGAACAAGGTGGTGGATTACAAAGTCTTTTATCTAGTTTAAGTGCAGGTGGGAAAGCAAGTGCTAGTGCAAGGACAGTAGTAAGAAGATAACTAAGGTGGGGGACAATGACAGCAATAGTTGGAATACAAGGTAAAGGCTGGGCTGTTTTAGGCGCAGATACTACAACCTCATATCTAGATAGACCATATGTAGCCAAGGGCTGTGACAAGATAGTTAAGATTGGTGAGTATCTAATTGCAGTTGCAGGTGATGCAATTGTGGGAGATATCCTTAATAACTTATGGCAACCACCTAAAGTAATTAAGACTCAAGACCCAGATAGATTTATGATGATTAGAGTATTACCATCTATAAAGCAAACCATAATAGATGGCGGATATGACCCAACACCTAAAACAAAGAATGATGATGATTCAGGTTGGGATGCATTAGTTTGTTTTAATGGTAGGTTATATCAAGTTAGTGATGACTATGGATATATGCGAGATGACAAAGGTTTATATGCGATAGGTTCTGGTGGAACCTTAGCCCTTGGTGCGTTAGCAGCACTAGAGTCTGAAACTAAAACTCATGCTAAAGCATCTGGTGCAGTAAAGAAAGCAATCAATATAGCAATTGAATACAATGTGTGGTGCGGTGGTACTGCAAATGTTAAAACACAATTTACTAAGTAGGAGATATTATGTCAATGATGGAGCAAGGTGGATATAGAAAACCGAATAACCCAGCCCCAGTATCAGGCCCTGGCGCTCTTAGTCAACGTACTGACGGGGGTTCAACACAAGCCGCAACCTACATGGCAGGATTACCATACGGACAAGGACAACAGAATTACGACAATCAAGTAGCAGCACCTATGGCTGG